ATGGACAAAATACCGGATATTGAATTGCCTAACATTGCTGCACAGCAAACCATTATTTTTGAGCAAAGTACCGTAGAAGGTATCAAGCAGCTTAAGAAAAATTTAAAAGCTAAGGTTATACCAGGACAAAAAGAAATCAATGAGGATGATTATTGTCATCTGCATTTTGTTGATAATAAAAGTACTTGGCAAGCGCCACACGCTGATATTGTTGGTGCCTATTTCCGTCATTTTCAGCAATGCTTCCCTGAGTATGATACAGATAAAAAGTTAGCTCATTTACTATGTTTAAGTAGTGATAGGCGCATTAGAGAATTCAAACAAGGGACCCGAAAAGTGCCGTATGATGTATGGCGAAAGTTTTTAGTAATTACGGGACGTGCTCCGCAAGTGATCACTCAAGTCATGTGTTTTGTAGCGAGATAAAGGAAAATTCAAATGAACGGAAGTTTTGCATTAAAAATAAGAAGTAAACTCGAGGGTTTAGTTTCACGGATTACCGGAACAATTCTAAGTCATGAGGAATTTAGAAAAAGAGTTAATAATAGGGCAGAACATATTCTCGAGAAATCTGTTCAAGATATATACAATATGACTAATGGGCAGAACTTTACAAGCCAAGAAGATTTTAAAGAACTGGTTTGGCCGACAGTTTCAAAGAACTTGAATGCAATTAACTCACCAACAGGAAAAGCATTTGATGACTTTAGTCGATCATATCAGGTCGTGCTTTCTCAAAATATCAGCTTAAAAGATGTGATAAAGCAAGAGGTTAAACATGACTGGTATTCTAAACTAAGGTTTCTACTCTTTAGAACGTTAACCACTATTTTTATTGCGGGAGCTGCCATTGGCGCAGCCATTTTTGCCAATTATTTAGGTTATGATATGGTGTTGATCAAAGAAAAGCCTCCGAAGGCTATTACTGCAGACACAACAAAAAACAAACCATTAACCGAGTTAAAAAATAAACCGGAAATAAAGTAAATGATTATTCAGTTTCAGTCTCATTCTGATTATGTTTTGGCAACAACAATTCTTGTTAGTAACATTGATCAAGTCGATATATTTGATGAGCTTATTTCTTTATTTCATGAAGCGAATAAGCCATTAGGAACAAGAAAACTTGTTGATATTGAGCTTTCGAAAAAAGAAATAAAAATTATACGTAATAATAATGACAAGCTGTATGAAGTCTTAAGTATGCAACCTGAAAATGCAAAACTCGAAGACCTCGTTCATTCATTTTGTGATGTTGCCGTTGCTGTAGAATATTTTCGTAAACAAAATACTTCGTTGGAGTAAAAGCGAACTGCTCGGTAATTCCGAATAGTTCACCTTATTGGAGAATCGAATATGAAAAAATTAGTGGTATTAACTGGCTTATTTCTGCTGTTGTCTGGATGCGTTACAACACTAAACGATTATGTCGAAGGGGCTATGTCCGTAAAGCTTGGGGATTCTTATGATGAAATGGTTTCAAAAATTGGGGACGTACCAAGAGAATTTAAGTGCAGCGAATCGAAGCGTAATACATATTGCACAGCTTATTACTATTTAGATGGTTCATACATTTTTAGATTTGAAAACAGCAATGTAATCACCTCAATGACACGATAATAGTAACGATTAATAATATTGGAGTAAATCAATGGAAGAAATAATATCATTAGATCGGGTAATTCTGACAAGAGACAAATCAATTCATGCCGGTTATGGATACTTGGTGGAGGTTGATGGTGAAGATAAAGGGGCAATAGTTGGAATTGACTGTGAATGTGGTCTTGTTTTTGAATCCTGCATGCCGCTCAGAGGTTTCGAGCTTCTAGCAATCGCATCAAAAATAGATGAAAAAGAAGGCGAGCTTTTCCGTGATGGCCTACTTGGTTGATTAACCATGAAATATTGATTGGCAGTATTGTTTATACTGATCTAGCTCCAGTAACGCATGAAAACATAAAAGCATAGAATGCTTTCTTGGGTTATATGTATAAATAATGCCACCAGATAACACTAAAGCGCAAACCTTTGTTTTTTATGCGCTTTCAGTTTATTGGTGATAAACAGCCTCGAACGTAGAAAAAATTATTTAAAAAAATTTGCAGGCAAAAATTAGTCAAAAGAAACCGTTGCGTTTTTTTCAAATCAAAAAATCCACACACTGGAAAGTTAGTTGTTACTAACCTAATTTTCACTCTAAACAATCTCATAAATAACTCCCCCCTGCTTTACTTGCAATAACCAATAAAAGCCTGCAAGCTATGGGCATACAAGGATTTACGCTGATATTCAGGCATGAAAAAACCCTTGGGATTTTCTCACGATCTCAAGGGTTCTATAGTCAGCACAAGCCGAAGTAATTCGGAAGATGACATATGTTTTCAAAGCCACTATATATTTTTAGGGTTACTGATTCAATATATTTTTGTTGGATCGTCTTCTTTCGATTACCTCTTATTTTTTCATTGTAAAATAAAGGAAATAAAGATGATCTCCATTGATATAAAAATCAAATTTAAGATCCCCAGTTTTATCTATATTATTCAGATGTGGATAATGTAATATAACTAGAGCCACCTTCGGGTGGTTTTTTATGCGATAAATTCAACGCTCGGATAACTTAACGTGTCACGAATGAGTGAGCCCCACAGCAGGTAATCCCTTAACCTCTGCCCTGCACGTTTCCCATGCGGCTTAATTCTAGGCCGCATTTTTAAAGTATTTATTGCGTTTATTTATTGACCAGTTGCTTTCTTTTGCTATAATTAACGCAACATTTAGGTAAGTATTGCGTATTTATGGACGGTAGACCGTTAGTTAATAATGAATTTTGGGAAGACTTGATCCCGAAAAGTTCGGGGAGGAATAGCCCGTTCAAAGATAGAGATAATTTGCTGTTAGGTTTGGCCTGTATTTGTGGCCTAAGAGAAATTGAACTGACACAAATAACAATAGGCTTATTTATTGCGCCAACGGGTGAATTTAACGAGTTTATTGTATTGCCTGAGTCAATCACTTATGACGGTTATGAAAGGCCGATAATGATAGCTCAAGAGCAATTAAAAGAATGGTTTGTTAAGTATATTGTATGGCTGATAAATCACAAAATAAGTACACAGCAAGGCAAAAGCCACCAAGGGCTAAACCCTAACGCCAACTTGTTTTTAGATGATGATTACAAACCGTTTACAGTACAAAGTCGTGGCAATGGTGCCTTGAGTCCTAACAAGATGAATAAGCACTTAGATAGCTTAATTGTTAAGTCTGGTTTGTGGGTTACTGGTATTCGTAGAAAGTCTTTTATTCGTGCTTGTACGATTAGCGCTTACCGCTCAAATATGAGCGTTAACGATATTATTATCACTACCGGACAAAGTGAAGAAACGATAAAAAAAACGCTGGTTATGGACTATCAACAATACAGCCCTATAGCCGATTGGTTTGAAGAACAAAAAACGAGAAAAGCAAAACGTTTGGCGTCCTTTAAAAAACGTAGAAAATTTCAAATATAGGAAACGGTGGTTCCGTAATTGATTACGGTACCATGATTTAAACAACTGAAAACAATAGGAATACTAATGGATAATCAACATAAGAAAATCAAAGGTTATAGAGATTTAAGTCAAACTGAAATTGATTTAATGAACAAAATTAAAGAAAAAGCAGAAGAATTGAAACTATTGATTGATGAAGCCGATACAACTCTTTTTGAATTAAAAGATCCTGCTATCAGTCAAGATGGTTTAGACGATGTTCAGCGCTATTTAGAGTTAGCTAAAACAAACTTGCAGCAAGGCTTTATGTGGTTCGTTAGAGCCGTTGCTCGTCCACAATCTTTTTAGTAGGAAATGGACTTTATGTTTGGAGTGGTAGCAGGAAAAATTGAAGGTAATAGCCAATTCAATTGCAAGTATTCAGATGATTTTGAAACGCTTGCAGAAGCAATAAAAGCTTATGATGAAGTATCTAGTTATCCTTGTTCATATATTACTTATGACGGGCGATATTTAGAGCTTATTTATAATGGTTTTAACCCTTTTAACTAGATAGGAAACGGCTTTTTATGTCAGAGCTTCAATATGAATTAGATGAAAAAACAGGTGATTGGCGCTGTTATGATCCTAAATTAAATTGGATTACATTTAGCGGTTTTGGCAGAAACAAAGAAGAAGCTAAATCGGCTTTCTTTTTACATCAACCGCGAGTGTTTAGCTTTGGTTCGGTTGGTCTTATTAACAAATTTACAGTATAGGAAACGGCAATTATGAAATGGATTGAATTTAAAGGCGTTGACTCAGTGCCTCAACATGAATACTTCATTGTTTGGGATGAAAGGCAAGAAAATTGGCTTGAATGTAGTGTTGATGATGGTCAGATTATTTGCGAGTTGCAAGGCGTTTATCGCGTTGTTGACGAGGCAATTATTTCACACTGGTTTTCACCTAAACCACCAGTAATCACTTAGTAGGAAATGGTCGATGCATTTATCTCGAGGTAACTTAGTAATAATGATTAAACACCGCATAGGTAATTTCAATCATTGCCGTGATTTAATGTGGGGTAACGTTAAAAATTTTAGTGAAAATAATTTACTCGAGCATGAGAAAGATCAGACATTAACTTCATTAAAATTGATGCGCGAAGAAATTGAATCCCTCGAGCAATATATACTCGAGCACAAACAAAAACTTTAGATGGGAAACGGCAATTATGAAATGGATTGAATTTAAAGGCGTTGACTCAGTGCCTCAACATGAATACTTCATTGTTTGGGATGAAAGGCAAGAAAATTGGCTTGAATGTAGTGTTGATGATGGTCAGATTATTTGCGAGTTGCAAGGCGTTTATCGCGTTGTTGACGAGGCAATTATTTCACACTGGTTTTCACCTAAACCACCAGTAATCACTTAGTAGGAAATGGCTTTTATGTATACGAAAGAGTTACATGGTGATAATTGGTGGTTAAACCTCAATGGTAAATCATTAGCGTGTTTCAGTAATGAAAAAGAAGTCGATGCGATAATTGAGCTTCAAGAATCCGTAGATGATTCGAATACTAGTGCGTTTGGTGATGGTTGGTATGATGGTTTTTTAGAAGCTAAAAGACTTGATGAAGACAAAGACTTTTATCTTGATGATATTAAGGAAGATGAAGTTCGTGAAATGTCTGAACATGCCGAGTCAGAACACGCAGAATTAAAAGCGAAAGCGGCTTGATTTTAACAATTTTTAATATGGGAAACTTTGATGATTACTGAAGATGATAAAATAAAGCTAGTTGATTCAATTGTCGAGATGGCCGTTGTAAGTAGGACGCATCCTTATAGAGTTTTAAATCAAATGGTAGATATGTATGACTTCCCTAAACATCAGGCTCAAAATCTTATTTCTGAGTGCAAATTAATACTAAAAGGTAGAGCTGAAGAACTACCTTTCAACTTTAACTAACGTATGGGAAACTTTATGTCTCAACATAGATACAGAATAACGGAATTATTAGAGCGATTACCAGCTGCTTTGCTTGATGCTTATCATCATAATCCAATATTTCACAACTTAGTTCAAAAAGCCGCTCAGGTTGAAATGTCTTATGTTGAATTTTTGGAAATGACAACTGAGTATTTTATTAATTTACAGAAGCATGAAACTGACCGAAAAATTAATGAAGCAATGCGCTCAACTCATGGTGAAACTAGATGTAGTTGTGGGGCTGTTTTATTATACGGTAAAACTCACATTAATTGCCCTGACGGCAAGTAGGAAACATGTGAAAGGCATTGAAAAACTTTGATGAATAAAGTTAATTTCCATCCGGTAAATGAATACCGGATGGAGTAATATGCTTTATTTTAGTTCATTAAATTACAAACCACCCCCTGGGCCACCTCCATCTTTACCATTATGATTATGAAGTCTTACACCTCCAATCGAACCACCTATATAAGTATCAGCTTGCTCAACATCTAAAACAACGATAGTTAATGGCGCTAAAATAACATCAACACTTGTAACAACAATACTTGGGGATATTACGTCACCAACTAATAAATCCTCTGCTTGTCGATAAGCCCATATACTTTCACGTTTTGTTAAATACCGGTGTTTTCTCGCGCTTTTTTGTTCAGCGTTTACCAACACATAATCTGGTACATCAGCCAAGTGAACCGTTACTATTTCCGGTTCTTTATGAGTGGTTTGCAGATTATCAGTGGTCCATTCATACCATAGTGGATCTGTACTTTCATCTGGCAATGTTAACGGATGCTCAGACTGTAATTTCATCCCAACTTCAAGATCAGAACCTAAACAAGTTGTTCCATCGTTCAATAAATATTCGCTATCTTCACTGAGACAGCCTGTATCAACGAAATTTTCAGCATGTAAGTACCAGGTCACTTGATGACTCACTGTTTTTCCTGCCTGAGTTGCATAAAGCGTAGCCCCAAAATAGCTTTCATGTTCCCAATTCGTTGTATTATTACGGGTAATGTTAATAATAACTTTGGCCTGTGTTGCTGTGTAGTAGGAAGGGTTACCAACTACTGCAAATGTACAGCCAACCCCGCTAGGTGATGAATTACTAGCCGCGCTTATGCTGTAACTTACACTGCCAAATGCGCTATCAATCGACGAAGGTAACGGAAAACTAACGTATAAATACAAATCAGAATTAGAATTACCTGAATTCTGCGTTGCATTACTGCTAGAAGAACCACCCCACGCTAGTGGATTAGCCTTAGTCCCTATAGCCTGTTGAGTTTGTGAACTACTATCATAAACAGACGTTGTAGTTACTGCCGAAAGCGGGAAATCTACCGGTCCATATTCATACCACCTAGCCCTAGAACGTCCTTCCCAACAGCCCCTAGTTTGCGTAAATGTTTGACCAACTGGTTTAGTATTTGTAGCCGGTCCCCAAACACTACAACTCCACCTTCTGCCATCATCATAAGCTCCACCAAACTTCTCCGTTAGCACCCTAGAAAGACTTGTGTAAGTTCTAACATGATCAACGTAACTAGAAGCCCCTGTATTTCTTATCGTGCCTGTAATGCTATCTCGTTCACGTGGTTGGCTCGTTACTCGCTCATTTCGTTTTTTAGTCTGATATTGAGTTAAATTACCTGCCGGTGTGCTATTTACTGGCACAGGCAACCAATCCCCATAGTAATACCCTGTTATCCAAGCATTAGTAATTAAAGCAGCATAAGAAGACCAGGAACCGATCCCCGTTGCCGCTCTGCTTTCAGAATTAGTAACACGAATAGAGCGGGTTTTATTTGAAAGCTCAAAATATGCACCGCCATAGGTGTAATCTCGGCTAGCCCATTGTTGCTCAATACAACTTCTGTATTGAGTAAATGCTACGTTATAGCCTTGTGTATTGGTAGCCGGTGTCCAACCATAACAACTAGAATGCGAGCCGCTATCAGTCCAGTTACCAATATTTTCAATAAGTGTTCTCGTATTGCTGGTATAAGTTCTAACATAATCAACGTAACTAGAAGCCCCTATATTTCTTATCGTGCCTGTAATGCTATCTCGTTCACGTGGCTGAGTAGTAACCCTTTCATTTCGCTTCTTAGTTTGCGATTGAGCTAAATTACCTGGAGCTGTTGCATCTGTTAGTGCTGGCAACCAAGTACCATAATAATAGCCTGTTATCCAAGCATTAGTTACGGTTGCAGCATAAGAAGACCACGAACCTATCCCCGTTGCTGCTCTGCTTTCAGAATTAGTAACGCGAATAGAGCGGGTATTATTTGAAAGCTCAAAATAAGCATTTTCATAGGTGTAATGTCGACTAGCCCATTGTTGTTCAATACAACTTCTGTATTGAGTAAATGCTAGGTTATAACCTTGTGTATTGGTAGCCGGTGTCCAACCATAACAACTAGAATGCGAACCGCTATCAGTCCAGTTACCAACATGTTCAATAAGTGTTCTCGTATTGTTGGCATAAGTTCTAACATGATCAACATAACTAGAAGCCCCTTTATTTCTTACCAAGCCAGAGATACTATCTCGTTCGCGTGGTTGGGTCGTTACTCTCTCATTTCTTTTCTTAGTTTGCGTTTGAGCTAAATTACCTGGGGCTGTTGCATCTGTTAGTGCTGGCAACCAATCACCATAATAAATATCTGTTAACCATGAATTAGTAATTAAATCTGTATGAGCAGACCAAGAACCAATGCCCGTTGCTTGTCTTGAGTCATGTGTCCCTCTAAGTTCATCTCTAGTACCGTTGGCAATTGAGTAAGATTTTTGTACAACACCTGAAACAACTAACTCATATTGTACGGTTCTTTCTTGGGGTTGGTAACACGTTCTATCCTGAGTAAATACAACACCAAAACCCATCATATTGGTAAGCGGTTCATATTCGCCAAAAGTATGATGTACACCAACATCAAAATAATTTCCGTATCTACGGGTAAGATTTCGCGGATCGCCATCCGTTATGATAGTTTTATCTGTTGTAACCGGAAGCCCTACATTTTCAATAACTAAAGAGCCGCTATGTTGTCTACGCGCTTGAGTAATTGTTCTCTCAGTTTGTGAAAACAATTGAACTTGTCCGATATTTAAACCAATGTCAGCCGTGGGTATCGGGTGCCAATCTTGCGATAAAACAGGGTTGCCGATCATACTAATATCAACCAAGCTTTCTATCGCTCCCCAGGTCCCGCGATACCATAAATCAATGCCTTCAACGTTAAGCTGATCCGTAGGAACACCGTTCACATTAACATCAGTAATTGTTGCCCAATCTATACCTAATATCTCACTCATTCGATAATCTCTTAACTGGTTGTAATGTTCACCACGCTACCAACAACGCTTATTTTTACCCCGCCTAAAACTGTGGCTGATGCTGCAGGTAAACTATAAGCCGGTGGGACAACCCATTGACCATCTTGACGTAAATACTTAGTTATTCCTGATCCACCTTTTGTCACCATGCCATCTTCAGTTGCACTTAAAAAAGGCACATTATCTATTTCACTATTAAAATCATGACTATGAGCAAGTACAACATCACCACTTAATGGTTCGTCTGCAACAAGTGAAGATAGTGATGAGTTAGCTGTGTTCTCTAATAATGTGTTACCACTGGTCTTTGTTACCACTGCTTTTACACGATAATAAAGTCCGTCATTGGTACCGATAGATTGAGCCGCTGATACGTGAATTTCACCTTCAATTAAAATATCAGGGTTATTTGAAGGTCCGGTAATTTGTACAAATGGGTTGGTAGAATAAGTTTGTACGCTACCCACTGCGACAAATGCTTCCCACGTCAAATCATCAACACTTGTTTGGTAATAAAACTGAACGGTATAGGTTATCGCTGGTTCGTTATGCTCTGTTTGTCCAGGGGCGCCTGACAACAATTGACTATATGTAGCATTACCTTGTAGCTTAGCTTGAATACTGGCCCCACCAGAATGAATGCTCTCGTTTGTTATTTCAAAACTGCCATGTAAAAACGATTTGTCTCCTGAATAAACAATAGTCCCACCGGTTGAAGCTGTTGGTTCTTTCAAGCCTAAGCGCGATCGCAAATGTGCTAGACCGTCCGATGTAAAGAAGTCAGCATTATTAATAATGTTATCTGCTAAACTTCCACGTAGATATAATTCAGCATTCCCATCTTCACCAACTCTTGTTCCAAAAAGTAAATTATTACTTTCATTGTAAACGGAAAGTGGGATCGCCCCATTTGTCAATTGCGCTCGCAGACCTGATTGAGCCGTAGCGATAAGTGCACCGTAAATTGAACCACCGGTTAAGGTACCTAAATTAGCAGAAATAGCCGATAAAAATTCAACCGCTAATTTTTCAGCCGCGACAGTACCATTAATGAATTGATTTCCGTCATGCACTTGCCCAAGCTCAACCCAATTTGCACCGTCGAAATACTTTGTTTCTGAGAACTTTTTGGCGCCATTATATAACGTCACCTTGTCTCTTATTGTTCTTGATAAACCTTCGTTTGATACCGCTAAATTAGCTTGAGTGTTTGACCACTGATCATCCCCTGGTGAAGCTATAGCGGAGATGTCTCTATAAAAATCCTGACTTCCTCTTAACCCTCCAGGTCCTGGGATTGTGCTACTAGGACCAATGGGACCCTTAATGATATATTGTGTAGGTTCAGACCAGCCAATATTAGTCCAATCAACACCATCATGAACATAAATTCCTTTTGATACCCATGTTGTTTTTCCATCAACGTAAACAGGATCCGTAGAATACCCAGTCGGGATGGTTTCACTGCTTCCATCATAGCTCCCACCGGCTGGCTTTGTTGGCTTTGCTTCACTGCTTCTAAATATTAAAGAGGTATGTGTACCATTCTTACCATTTGCTCCATCATCATAGTCTTCGCCCTTTTTAGGGGTTAATGCATCAAAGGTATCGACAGGTATATCAACCAAAACGTCTGAAAATATCGATGTGTCTTTGTCAGAAATAGCAGCAACTGACGCTCTGTATTTTCCTGAGGCTAAACCCGTTAAATAAAGTTCATCTTCTGACGTTCTAAAGCTATTAATTAAAGTCGTTGATTCATTAAGGTGTAATGACGTTGAACCAAAGGCAGAGAACCACATATAATCTTTTGCATTTACTGACTTCTCAGACGCGCGTTTATTTAACGCTATACCGATATAGCTACTTCCAGCATGTGTATCGACTGGAGATGAGCCTTGTAAATCATTGGAGTATTTCACCCATAAAAAACGAGGCTCTCCCTGCAGACCTGTCACTTGATAACCGTTTATCTGGTCAATAACTTGAAATTGATAATCTGCAGGGTTATTAGACTTTACTGTACTTTTTTGATGAAAAGAAAATCCAATAGCACTTTTACCCGTGGCTGAATTAGATAAATTCGTGCCCGATAAATCATCTGCATATTTAACCCAAACATGATCACCATTATTATCAAATATTTTAACTAAGGCTTCAGTTTCAACCCCTATATTTTTTTTCTTCCAGGACAACAAACCATGATTGATATTTTTAACTAACGGGCTATAAATTAATCCGTCAACTGCAGGTAGAACTGTTGACAATACTTCTGGCACTGAATAAGGCGTTCTCGTTTTTGGTACATACAACACACGACAAACAGCAACCCCCAAATCTATCTCTTCAATAGACTTTCCTCTGTATTTCGAATTATAACCTTCGGGTTTTTCATGACAAAAACCAAATTTAGCAATAATATTGCCTTGTAAGATAGGATAGTTTGCATCAACTCCGTCGATTAAAAACACGCAGCAACCAGGGGCACCACCACCTCCAGTCCCGCTGTTATAGCCAGATACTGTTACGCCTAAAGCACCATCTTCACCGCTTAAGTCTATTTGACCAGATACGCCAAAACCTACACCACGACTGATAACAATTAATGATCCCCCTCCTTGCCCTCCAGAGCCACCGTCTTGCTCAGTAACATTATAATTTGTGTTTGCTCCTTTAGGTCCTGTAGTGCCCGACATTTCAATCGGTAATCCGCTAAATACTCCTGCATTATTAATAATATTTAACGATGGAATAACGCTGTTGTAACCAGTAATCACATCACCTTCAACGTCACTAATACTGTTGGAAGCGGTTATGACAGAGAAGCCACCAGAGGATCTCGTTGTGCCTAAATATTTTGAAAACGTATTGCTGGTTGTTTTTATTATTCCATCAACCTGCAGATGACCTAAAATTCGTAATTCAACATTACCAATCACGTTTAACACTTTATTGGCAGGTACCGTGAAATCGCCAAGGTGATAAAAGACAGTTCTTTGCCCAGGTATGCCGGTCAATGTACCGTTTGTTTGTAACGCACCTGCAGAAACACTCAAGAGTGAAGCAATATTTTGCCCTGAAGGATAAAAGTCATCTGGTAATTCTGCCGATGCACTCACATCATCATCAACAACTTCACTAGCTTGTTCTGATGAACCAAAAAGAGATGCGGTAATGTCACCCGTTGTTTGGTTTATGGATATTCTTTGTATTTCGAATGAACGATCTAATGTATCAAAGCCTAAAAAATCGCGCTGGTTAGGCAAGCGGACTCTTAGAATATCGCCTACTTCAACATCGTTCATGCTAGGCATTAATTTCACATCAATAAATAAAGGGGGGCCTGCATAACGGTCACGTAACGCATTGAAGGAATTCTTTACTGTTGACATAGTATGCCGGCTCGAATGCAACCCTTTAAAACTTAAACTGTAACTAGAGCCCTTACCATGTTTGTTGATGCTTTTAGCGTCGAGCAAGGTATGCTTTCTGTAATATTGAGCCTTTTGTCCATCAAATTGCATATAAGCCCAGCTGATAGACAATTCATTGTATATTTTGCTGTTGTCATATTTAATTTTGCCATGACTGATAATATTATCTTCGTTTAATTCACCAATCGCGTCGGCATTACTTAGTACACCTGCCATGCGTTTCAATGAAATACGCCCATCAGCAAGCACAGGCATAAACATCCCCAGCAATAAACATATTTCTTTTTCTATGAAGGTTTTTCCATCAATTTTTGTCAACCCTTCAAAACGAACAATAAATCCTTTTGAAAAATCTGTTTGATCAAATAAATCGTCCCCAACTTGGGTGAACGCATCGATATTGACATCTCCTGGTAATAAGCCTAAATGCCAAGATTCAGGCAATGTACCACCACCAATTATTTCACCTGTTAGTAACGCATACGCGAGTGCTGGACCAGGTAACTCAATATAGATATATTCTTCAATTATTACACCGTTATCATCACCAGAATTTTCTGGAATAATATGTGCTATATCGTTGGTACCAAAAAGACCTCTAACAACACCGGTAAACGATGTTGCTGTTTTACCGCTAACTCGCACAATTTCAAAATTATCACCTTTCTTTATTTTTAAATAAAGATATCGGCCGGTTGGCATATCTGAAAATGAGCTAACATGATCACAAAAGTGAAAACCAGTCGTTTTGTTGACATTAATAACATCTGAACCCGCATCTAAATCACTGCTAAGTTGAGTTTTACTAATATCACATATATCTTTTCTCAGCGTTCTTTGAATGTCAGCACAGCGAATAGAGTAAACATGACTTTTATATGTGATTTCTTTATCAATTTGCTGAGTTTGCTCGAGGCGAAACTCTGCGAAGTCCATGTTGATCCCGCCTCTGTACAGCTTGACCTTTGTTCCTTTTGAACCTTCACCTAATGCATTAGCATTACGCAGTACTTGAGTCACAGCCCCATCAATATCAAGCAATGAAAAAGACATACTGCCAATCGTTGCCCGTCCTGCAGAGGGTTGTAAACTTTGCGAAATTGACGAGGTCTTTGTTAACGTGTCCGTAATGGTTCCGACAGGTAAATTCGGGATGTCAGCATGAGAAGATAAATACACCGGTGTAGCAAAACCTATCACTACAACTAACCGTAGATCTTTACTTGATGATTGGTTGAACACATTGAACTTTTGACTATTGTGACGCATTAATAAACCTGCTTAACTTTAAATGAAACAATAAAATAAATACCTTGTTCAGCTTCTTTGTAGCTATTGTCTACAAGCAGCATTGATAAGCGATCAATATTTACACTGCTCGATGCCGCATCGTCTGAATCAAGAATAAACGTCTCTGCAGCTGAACATGACGCAAACCATTCTCGCCACTTTTTAATTTTTGCTCGAGGGATCGGCTGAGTTTTGACTTTATAAATATCTTCAATATTATTGAGAACACCTTCTTCTTTACCAGATAGACTTTTGAACCTTTTTCCAATAGGTTTTGGCGCATAAGAAAATTGAGCTAAATTGTGCTGTATCTCACCAGGACCCCCGACGATTTTCCGCTTAGGTAAATAACTTAAATACATCTACTCAACCCCCGATAATTCTTTTGCTTGTCTGGTATGCGTTTCAATCAATACCGCATCAGTTGTTTCTATTTTTTCTTTAATATGTTCAAACATCACATCAGCATCGTTACCAATTAAGTCACCTTCAACAATAAAATAATTTCTAACGGCTTCTGTTTTGTTTTCACTGACAAGGTTGGAACTTAATTTGCTTTCTAGCCCTAAAGATTGAGGGCTAGGTATCGATGGAGTGCTTCCCGAACCAGAGCCACCAACGGAGCTAGAAATAGAGTTTCCACCTCCAAAACTTTGTTTTTTAATCATGTTGATTTGCTTTAAACCTGCCCCTAAAGTTAGTGCTGCAGGAACAGCGCCCCACGGCAGTCCACCACCATTATCAAACGCTTTTACGACTGCTGACGGTAAAGTAACTGCAGCATTCGCTAACGAGGCACTTTTCTGAATTTCGAACATCTTTTTACTTTGACGACTTTGTAAGCCACCCATCGTTTTAAAGATGCCGGTTGTCATCGAAAATATGGATTTATTTTCTGAATCTTTTAGTTTTTTGTGGGCTTTTGCATATTTATCTTTGAGTTTTAATTTTCGGTTTTCATAGTCTTGTTCTGTCAGAAGTTTACTATCGACAAGGGATCTATATTTACCAAGTTCTTCAAGATGCTGAGCGTCAAGTTTCTCGCTTTCCGTTAACCACTGCTCATCCATGCGCATGAGCTTGTTTTCGTTACGGGCAAGCTCTTGCGCTTCAATGGCGTCCAGTTTGGCTAGGTATTGCGCATTAGCTTGATTCGCAAGTTCACCATATTTAGCAGAATCAGTAATGACACCCGACTGCCATAATTCTGCTATTAACACCTGGCGTTTAGTGGCCGTTTGCAATAACAATTCATCTTCTAACATCAACGAAGTTTTCAAATCTTCATATTGGGATTGTAACTGCTGACGTTTTAATGCTGCAGTTACTTCCTCTTGTTCAGCAGCAATTCTTGCTCGTGCTTGTTCAGGGGTTTCTCCAGTGAGCTCTTCGTTTAACAATTCTTTTTTCGGTGGGGTTGGGGATCCTCCTTTATTTAAAAACAGCAATTGTTCTTCTAATTTTTTTTGTATAGCAAGCTGTTCGTTGTAAAGCTTTTGAGCATCTTCTTGTCCTGAGGTAGCGACTATGATTTTACGCTTTCCTGCTTCTGACAATACTTCTAAACCCATTTGTTTTTTCATTTCAGAGCTAATGATAAAGCCTGATTCTGAATAACTTTTTCCGGTGTTTTTCATGGTGTTTTTGAGGCTTTCAAGTTTTGTTTTTTGAAGAGATAACGCATCATTTACTTCTAATAATTTATGCTGAATTTTTGCTGAAGATAAAGACTTATAGTTTTTTTCGAGCTCTTTGACATCACCCGATAATAATTTCGTTTTGTCTGAGGCGTCACCTGATGAGCTAATAAAATATGTTAACGCTCCAGCGGCTAACATAATAACACCTGCTGGCCCTCCAAGTAGTGCCATGGAAGAACTAAGTGTACGACTAACAACCGTTCCTTGAACTGCAGCAACGTTGTATTGAGTTTGTGCTATCTTCAACCGATCAACGGATGATCTTAAATGCTCTCTATTCGCAATCTCTACTTTGGAAACCGCTGCAAAAGACGCCCCTTTTGTTTTTGCAGTAATACCTTCAAGTTGCATCTGAGCAACAAGCTTAGTTCCTTCAAAGACTCTAGCTTTAACTGCTTGCGTTGATGCCAGTTGAGCTCCTGCTGCCGCTACTTTTTGTCTTGCTGTAGCGAGGGTTTGAGCGGCATCCGCTTGATCAGTTTTAATCTTTGCATTCGTACTGACAATATCAGCAACTTTTGCTTTCGTTGCGGTTCCAACAGTTACAACGTACTTTGCCGTAATTCCAACAAGCCCAGCTAAAGCAACATTGGACAATGTATCAATGCTACTTGAAATATCATCAGTATCACCTAACCATTCCCTCATGGTAGAAGAAATACCCGTAATGGCTGGAGATAGTCTTTCACCAATTTCACTAGACACACTTGTTAGCGTTTTCTTGGTCAGTTCTAGTTCAGCGTTCATGGTCTGAAAAGCTGTATTTGATTCTTTCGTTAGTGCCGTTGCATCTTCAACTTCTTTGTTTGCTATCGTCATCGCTCGAGCAAGTAACGTAGAGTTTTTAGCCATAACCGGTAAAGTTTTATTTATTTCTTCACCTTTTAAGCCGAAATTCTCAAGGGTAGCAATCATGTTGCCACCTGCAGCGTCAATTTTATTCAACCCTGTTAAAAATGACTGAAAGACACTCTCAGCATTGTCTTTAAACGTTGTTTTTAATTGTTGTTCAGTCAAGCCGGTAATGGCCATTAGTTGCTGAAGCTTTTCGCCACCGGACTCAATAGCGGTATTCATCGAGTTAAAGGTACGACCTACAACTGAACCTCCTGATTCAGCTCTAATACCTAATGATGCCATTGATGTACCAAAAGCAGCGGCTTGAGCCGCGCCAACATCGTAAACAGCAATAGCTCTAGATACTTCGGTTGTATGACCTAATATTTCACTTTCTGAGGCCGCGAAAGTATTACCAAGAGCAACAAGCACAGAGCCGAATCTATCAACAGTCCCAATACCTTCGCCCGTAACATTGATCACGCGCGCAATAGCCTTGGCTGATTCTTCTCCGGCCAAATCTGATGATTTTTCCAACCTTGCCATGGTATCGACAAATTTCAGTAAATTATCATTCCCTGTTATGCCTAACTGACCTGCAGCTTCTGCATATTTAAGGAGATCATTGGTCGCAACAGGGATATTAAGGTTTTTAATATCATTGCCAAACTTTTTAAGATCTGCACCTTCAATATTGGCTGTCTTCCCTACTTTTACTAATGCTTCCTCGAAATTGCCAAAGTCAGTTGTTAATCGACGAACACCCGCAAATGCAGCGTAAGCCGATAATGGTGCCATCACATGAGAAATAGCACTTTGTGTTCGCTTAGACTGCTGTTCAACTGTTTGTAAATTACGTTTGATTTGGTTGAACGCAGGTTTAGTTCTCTCTTTTGCTGAGATAATAAATTGTGCTTCAGTAGTCATAGCGGCTCTTATTTTGAATTAACGCAAGAATCAATAATTTGCATGGCTTCCTGGTATGGGGCTGGCTGTTCAAGCAAGCCACCAGAAAATGGCAGGATATGATTCTTATAATGAGGATACAGCGAAATCCATCGGTCTGATTTCTCAGTAACCATGGGCTTTAAACAGGTATTCGTTTCTATAACGCCAGGGATCTCCCATTTGGGAAATGGCGCAGGATTAGCATTATCACAATGCTTGTGGTGGCAAGTACTGCAGTTGAAGTCTTTGGGATGCTTGCCTACTTCAACTGCAATTATTAGTTTTTTCTTTCATCTTCCGTAACTTCTGAGATTAATCGCGCTTCATTAGCAGCCATTGATAAACAATACGGGTTAACGAGATGCCAATTACCTTCATGGCACTTTGCTTTCTCACCTTTTTCATCGAAAACATTTTCCCAGTCTTGCAACGCTAAACTAAGGGATAATTTTTGTCCTTCAAATGATATTGCTAACTGGTTATTAGCATTTAATTTCATATGACTGTTGATTTCCCAAAGCTCTACCGATGTTAATGGGCGGATCTTAAATTTTTTAGGTTTTTGCTTTTTTTCTTCAGTTTTAGGTGTGTACCACTTTGCTATTAAATCGGCCATGCTGTTACTCCCGTATTTTTTATATTAAAAAAGCCACTTCGCTAAAAGTGGCTTTCTCTATTTTTTATTATTATATTTTTAAAGGTTTACGTGTAAATCCATGACATTGCTTTAACGCCACATGAAATTTCATTGGTGAGTACTCCATCACGGTCACCACCTGAGATTTCTCTAAAATACACATCCATATCAACTTTAAATTGATTGCCAGGAGTGGTACCAACAACACCGGTTGTTAGGGTTTGGATAATGCCTGTTCGCCATTCGTTCACCCAATCTTTGGTGGCCATTAATGTCGATTCAGGATCGAATGAACCCGTCATGTCTCGCTCAGTAATAACGATTTCACCATAACCTTCTGCATCACTTGCGCTTGGCGGTGTTGCCACTGTGTTACCAAGGCCAAAATCAATTTTAGAAATTGCAGGGCCAAAACCTCCGATATCAACAGAAGCTTTAATGAAGGGGGCGGGTAAAGTCTCTATGTAAGCAGCTGCCGGAATTGGAGTGTCACTCGATGCCTTTAAATGTCCGGTGAATTCAAAAGAAATAGTGCCTTTTTCACCGGTTTCTAAGGAACCAGATGCTTCACCTCGACAACCCGTAAGAATGTGTAAAATACCATCCTCAAAATAATGAATAGTAACCGATGGAATACCTTCATCAGCTTCGGTATAGGTCACTGATGTGTTGGCAACAATAGTTTCTAACATGCCACACGCTTGCAGAGCAGCACCAAATTCAGGTGCTACACCAGCAACACCAGAGCCTTTATTCTCAACTTCAAAGCTTACTTTTCGTAATGAACCCGCATAAATACCCTGATCTTTATTCAAATCAGCTTTGGTATTTTCTCGCTCAATCATACGAGCACCTTCAATGCCGAAACTAGGATTAGCAACTAATATGGCATCGGTACCTGCAGCAGGTACAGCTTCTGTTTTATACGTGGTTTCTAATTTTATTAGGAGTACTGTTCGTTTTTTTAACATGATTAATCCTTTTTATCTGCAGATATTTTAGCGGATGGATTTTCAGGCGCTTTATGTTGATGACGCCCTGTGGTTTTGTGTTCTTCAGTTAATTTTGCGGGGGTTATCGTACGAGAACCGCCCTTTTGCACAGCAACCGTTTTACGAAGCGGCACTGACTTTTTTTCATCTTTAGGCATAGTTATTACTCTGTTACTGTGAAGGATCTTGGGAGTTTGTTCGATAAGTTATTAGCCAACTGTTCGGCACCTCGGCAATAGTGATCGCGGTTTCGGTGTTGAATTGCGTTTCATCTTGTCCAAGCGGCTCTATATCTTGAACAAAGGCTAAACCAAGGGCATTGTCTGCCATTAGCTTTTTATGGATTTCTAGGGCGTATTTAGTGGTTTCACCATTAATGTCATCGTCATGAGCAACCAGAGTAATATCAGTGTGAAGAATCAGTTGCCAATCGGTAAAAGGAACACCTACATTCTTAGGTTTGTTTTTGCCAAATAGAACTCTCGTTGCTGGTAAATCTTGTTCGTTCATGCCCTTTCGGTGAACAACAACTTCAAGACCTTTTATTTTTTCTAGCAACTTGACTGCAGCGTTAATTATTTGATTGGCTCTATGCACGATCTAACTCCAAAATAACAAAACCGGCATCAGGGGGATGACGTTCACCAATAACGTAATCAATACCGTCATGTGAAAAATCGGCTCCTTTATCAATACTTTCAGCATCGATAGAGGAAACTGTTAAAATCGGGACACCTTGGTAGCTAGCGGGAGTATCAACTACCTCAATATCAAACGCGCCCCGCACAGTTACACCGTCAACAATGTGATCATCAAACAAATGTGTTGTGATCGCTTTGTTGCCGGTGGCCATAATTTCAGAGAAATTCATTAGTTACGTTTGATTAGATTATTTGATAAAAGATGAGTAATTAATTTTTCATCATCTTCATCAAACTCATCATTTATTTTTTTACTAAAAACGCCATCTTTCCACGGTTGTTTAAAGCCTACTTTTGCGGTGAATTCAAAAAACTCATTATCTTGATTTTCTTCATCACTTTTATCACCTGAACCATCTTCATTGGTGGCTAAGGTATATGCTTCTAATAATGTTTCCGTAGATGCATTATCTTGAAAATCCACGTCTAAGGTGGAGAGATTTTGCTTTAACGCTGATGAAAGTTGATCTTCAAGTATTTCATTGGTGGCATCTGCAGCAAACGATATTGATAACAATACCAAGCCCGCTTTTAACTGTGCTTTGTTCATAAATTTTCCTAACTGTTTTCTTTTAGGTAAAAAAAAGCCTTGCCACTTGGCAAGGCTAATTCGACTGGTTTTCAATAACTGAAATTAAGCGCCGGAGCGACCTTTAAAAATCATTTCAGGACGTTTATTTAGGAACAATGGATAAGCAATTGCTTCAAGTTCTGCAAACGTTGGACGGTCCTTTTTCTCAACATTGATTTCAGCGTATACCGGCTTACCAAGTTGACCAATATCTTCAAAGGCTTCACCTGGTGATTGAACATGCTCAAACACAGTATTTCCTAGGCCTGATGGGTAGAATTTAACTTTGTCTGACTCTACTGCAACCGTAGTCCCATCATCCGTACCGATATATTCTTCCCACATAATTCCGGCAAAGAATACTTTACGACCCAGATAACTGTCGTTGTCGTTGCCGTTTTCACGGTCCGTTTTACGACGTTCACGTACTTCTTTCGTTTTGATAAGATCATCAAAGAAGTCAGAACCACATTCCGCACGGACTTCTGAATAACGAGCCCCTTTCGATTTAATGCGCATAGGTCGAAGTATTTGCGCATTGACCATTTTTTCCAAATCACCATCAGCAATCGCAGATAGGTTAAAGCCAATTTCAGCATTTTCTATAATGCCAAATTCATCGTAGAAGTTATAAATAACGGATAAATCACTATCAAGTAAAATACCATTGAGTGCACTCAATCGCATATGTTCAAAAGTGGCTTCGACTTGATCTAATAAACCACCAGGGCCTGATAAACGACGAGCAATTTCTGCTTGTACTTGCAGAACCTGCTCCTCACTACCAAACTGAGTAACAAAAGCTAGCTCTGACGCTAAAATTTTATCACCTTTACCAATGCGGCTAGTTTCAAAGTAGCGTTTGTTACGTTTGCCTTGAGTAGTTTGTTCTAATGGCTCACCACGTAATGAGGTTTTAATTAATGAAATGCCATTGTCGCGCATTTCAATACCAACAACTTTTTCACGAATAGGGCTTGCTGTAAAAAGCTTTAATGTACCTAAGCGCTGTGGAACGGTTTCTGATTTCTCTACGGCAGTTAACATACCAGCTACACCGAACGCATTATTTTGAAAAATGTTTAACATAAATTTTTTCCATTTTTGAGGAATAAAAAAAGGAGCCTATTGGCTCCTTTTTACATTTGAGGGTTATGAGTTATGGAGTTAGCAAAGCACGATATTCAATGCGTCTAACTGCGCTTTTGCTGCAGTAATTTCTCCAGCGGTCATACCGGGCTTCCAAACAACTTCTTGAGCATTCAACGCACACTCTCGAATATTGGCAACTGCTTCTTGATCACTGCCATTATCAATGACGTTATCAAATAACACTGCTTTAGCAGATTGACTACCATCACCTGCAGCAGGATTAAATTCGACGTATTTTTTAGACGCTGTAACCATACCTAAAACAGCACCCGCTTTCAGCGTAGCTCCGGCTAAAATTACAATTTTTTTACGTGCAATCTTTTTTGATGGCTCATCTACAATGTGCGCACCTGCATGATTACCTTCGACAATAGGCGTTTGACCAGCCATAGTATTCCCCTTTTAAGGTTAGTTGATTAAAGATTATTTAATTGAGTTCATTGCTGCGCCCCAACTATCCGACAAGGATGTTTTGGTCTGCAAATCATTATGATGCTGGTTATGAGTTTGATTATTATCATCCATACCCGCTTTTACGTTAGATAAAATAATGCCCACATTTTTTAGTGAGGTTTTATCTTTAATTAGATTAATAGCCATGTGATCAAGACCCAAGGCTTTACATTGGTTCATGATTTCAAGTACTCGAATATTCTCTACTTCGGTGGCATCTGGTTCTGGCTCAGGTTCTGGTTCTGGCTCAGGCTCAGGTTCTGGCTCAGGTTCTGGCTCAGGTTCTGGCTCAGGTTCTGGCTCAGGTTCTGGCTCAGGTTCTGGCTCAGGTTCTGGCTCTTGTTCTGGCTC